AGTACTGGGATTCACTGAGGCAGTTCACACTTTCAAATCTTGGTGTGATGACTTTGGAAGAACCCATCCTGGTCCCTATGGCATGTATGATGACAGTTTTCCAGCTGAAATCAGTATGCTATATCAGGACATGAATGAGGATCCATTATGCATGGGAAGGCTTCTCGCTATTCCGGATAAGGGGAAGTTTCGTACAATTCTAGTAGGCAATCGGGGAATACAACTGAAAACCAAGAAATTGGCAGATTGGTTGCGTCGATGGCTCTGGAAACAGCCGGAGGTCGCCTCTGGTGCACAAGAGAAGTTCTCTCGCTTCATACTAGACTCCTTTGGAAAGGGTCGATATATGATGTCAATTGATCTCTCAAATGCAACAGATAGGTTATCTCTAGAGCTCCAGATAAAACTACTTAACTCGATGGGTGTTCCAGAAGGTTACTTCCGGTTCTTTCGTTTACCTTTCTTTTACAGTCCTAAGCAATTTGGGACTGGGGAGTCAGGTGACTTAAGAAAGGGGTATTACTCAAATGGACAGCCAATGGGTCTTTTTGTATCTTTCCCGATGTTTGAGCTTGCCCACTATGTCATTCTCAAATTCAGTACCGCTACAACTGACGCGGATTTCTGTATTTGTGGGGACGATGTGGTTATAGCTTGCAATGAAAGAGACTCCGAAATTATCTATTCTAGGTATAAGAACCTCATAGAACGTTTTGGAGGTGAGATCTCTTCTACGAAGACGGTAAAATCAGACCGTTTTGCAGAAGGTGTGGGAGCGATATTCCTTAAAGGGATCCAAAAGGAAATACGGATACCGAGTGGGAAACTCTCGTACCTTGAGGCCCGTACTCCGGGATTTTGGCTGTATGAGGAAATTCTTCGAGAATCACCTGTTGGCCGAGCTATATTCCACTCCTTTCTATCAACAAAGGAGATCAAAGAATATAGTGAGGAAAACCGGAGGGCTTTCAACGAATTCCTTGTATTAAAAGAGCTAGATGACTGGAGACGTGATAGTCTGTCGTACCTTGCCCAACACGAACAATATCCTCAACGGTGGTATGTGTGGGAGGACCCTCCACCTGGAACTGGGACTGATAATCCTCAGAACCCGATGAATGTGGACCTTCCAGAAGACGTCCGTTGGCATGAACCGTTTCGGCCAATTGACCGATTTAAATATATTTCCGTGAGAGCGTATCGTGAGAGTTTGGTGAGTCATAAGCTTATCTCCCTTTATAAGAAAGAAAAGGAGGACAAGAATGAAACCCAAAGCAGTCAAGACTAAGGTAACGTACACCCAGGCAAATGTAGGTATACTTCTTCTCAAGGAGGCCTTCGATAGAGACTTGAACCTTTTTAGGGAATTACTCTCTAAAAAAGAAGGTTTCTTCGATAAACCCCTTGTCCCTAACGGCACAACTTTCACTGTCGTTACCGATGAGGCAGGGAAGAAGGAACTCTTTGTAAACGTTCCGCCCACAAAGTAAGCCATAGGTCCAGTTGGGGTCTATCCCAAGTGATTCCCTCCTACCAGAGTTTCTCTGGGAAGATGTGGATGCACCATATGGATAGGAATCCAGGTTGGAAATTACCTTTGTAAT